CTGGGGATTGATTGGTATTGTGGATGTCACCAAGATTCAGGATATTGCTCCCCTGAATCAAATCAAGGTCCTTGCTTATAAGGATAAGGGAGAATGGATCCTGGAAACCAAATACAACATTGGTTCCAAGAAGAAGCGTGTAGAAGAAACCGAATGATTTTGGGGGGAGTTCAACACTCCCTTTTTTATTGCTTGTGATAATATATACTATGGATGCCGAAAGGGTCCACACAACACAAACTCGCTTTTACAAGGAGCTACAATAATGAACATTCAGCGTTATACTGCTGCGGATCTTAATACCCTGATGGATAAGATTACCCGCAACAGCATTGGTATGGACGAATACTTCGATCGTCTATTCAACCTTCACGAAACTACAAAGAATTATCCGCCTTATAATCTCATACAAATAAATAATGTGGAATCCCATTTAGAGATTGCACTAGCAGGATTCAAGAAAGGAGAGGTCAATGTCTTCACGGAGTATGGAAAACTTTTTGTCGAGGGGCAACGGGAGGACACCGAATCCGAGAAGACGTTTGTCCACAAGGGACTGGCTCAAAGAAGTTTTCAACGAGCGTGGACTTTATCCGACGACACAGAAGTACGAGACGTTACCTTCGAAGACGGACTCCTCAGAATCGTCCTCGGAAAAATAGTTCCAGAGCATCACGCACGTAAAGACTATCTTTAAATCAATACAATTGAGTAGGAATCAGTAGCAACGATTACAGACTTTTGTATCACTATGATACATAATGACTATATAATTTAGACCTATGGAGGAGACGATGCACTTTACCACCGCCGCCTTAGCATTTGGCACAGTAATGACTCTTTTCTTCGGGGGAACGATCGCCGCCGTTCTACCCTGATACATCCTGATAAATACAACTGAATATCGTCGGCGCAGACGGGGAGGTAACTGGCACAAACCAGTTGACACCTCCCCTTTCTATTGGTAGAATGTATAGAGAGAAATTTTGTAAATGTCGGTAAAACTTGCATTATTGAAGTCTGGCGAGAATGTAATCGCAGACATTAAAGAATTGATTTCTGATGATAAAATCGTTGGATATCTATTCAAAAATCCTCAGAAGATTAAACTGACGGAATCTTTATATCTTAATGAGGAACCACTAGAAGAGGATGATTCTGTTGGAGTATCTTTTTCTCCATGGATTTTGTTTTCCGCCGACAAAGAAATTGCTGTAAGACCAGATTGGATTGTCACTGTTGTGGATCCAGTCAAAGATATAATTAAACTGTATACGGAGCATACCAATGGAACAGATAGTGAAGTGCCTTTTACTGAAGAATGATACTGTATTGATTACTGAGATTGTAGAAGTCGGTGCTGATATTGGAGAACCAGACTGTAAGCTTACCAAACCATTTGTTCTTAGAAAACAATCCGAAGAGTATTATTTGGAACCTTGGATTGACTTTTCTCCACAAACTGAATACATGATTAGTTCTGAGAGTATCCTTACTCTTGTAGACCCAACACCTGATTTGCTTTCCAAATATTTTGAGATGATTGCCTGATGCGGTTTTACACAAACGTCCAAATGGTCGGGGATAACTTCCTAGTCCGTGGTTATGAGAATGGTCGCCATTTCATGACTAAGGAGAAGTTCTACCCGACTCTTTTTGTCCCTTCTAAAAAAGAATCCAAGTATAAGACTCTGACTGGTGAGTATGTAGAACCTGTCAAACCAGGAACGGTGAGAGAGTGCCGTGACTTTATCAAGAAGTATGAGGGCGTAGAGAACTTTAAGATCTATGGTAATACTGGATACATCTACCAATACATTTCCAAAATGTATCCAGAAGAAGAGATTAAGTTTGACACCAACAAAATCAAAATCACCACGATTGATATTGAGGTTGCATCTGAGAATGGATTCCCAGACGTAGAATCCGCCGCAGAGGAAGTTCTACTTATCACTATTCAGGATTATTCGACAAAACAGATTCGCACCTGGGGGCGTGGTCCGTTTAAGAATAAGCAGGAGAATGTCATCTACAAAGGGTTCAGAACCGAGTATGAACTTCTGAGTTCCTTCATCAACTGGTGGATGGAAGAACAAAATATCCCAGAGGTTGTAACTGGATGGAATAGTGAACTGTATGATATGCCGTATCTTGTGCGGCGTATTGAGAGAATCCTTGGTGAGAAGTTGATGAAACGACTTTCTCCTTGGGGTCTTGTGACTGAACGTGAAGTGTACATCGCTGGTCGTAAGAATATTGCATATGATGTTGGCGGTATTACTCAACTTGATTATCTTAACCTTTATAAAAAGTTTACATATAAGGCACAAGAATCGTATCGCCTTGACTACATAGCAAGTGTGGAACTTGGACAGAAGAAACTCGATCACTCCGAGTTTGATACTTTTAAGGACTTCTATACTAACGGTTGGCAGAAGTTCGTAGAATATAACATAATTGACGTGGAACTTGTTGACCGAATGGAAGACAAGATGAAACTGATTGAACTTGCCGTTACTATGGCATACGACGCAAAAGCAAACTATGCCGATGTATCCTCACAAGTTAGAATGTGGGATACAATCATCTTCAATTATTTGAAGAAAAGAAACATAGTCATTCCTCCCAAAGAACGTTCGGACAAGGACTCAAAATATGCAGGAGCATACGTCAAGGAACCGATTCCTGGAAAGTATGATTGGGTTGTGTCTTTTGACCTCAACTCTCTTTATCCTCATCTCATTATGCAGTACAACATCTCACCAGAGACCCTCCGTGAGGAAAGACATCCCAGCGCAACTGTTGAAAAAATCCTGAATGAGGAACTAACATTTGAGATGTATAAGGACAATGCGGTATGTGCTAATGGTGCCATGTATCGCAAGGATGTTCGTGGTTTCCTCCCAGAACTGATGGAAAAGATCTATAAAGATCGCACCATCTATAAAAAGAAAATGCTTGCTGCTAAACAAGATTATGAAAAAACTCCTACCAAAGCACTTGAAAAAGAGATTGCCAGATGTAACAACATTCAGATGGCTAGGAAGATCCAACTCAATAGTGCTTATGGTGCTATTGGTAATCAATACTTTCGTTACTATAAACTTGCTAACGCAGAAGCAATCACCCTCTCAGGACAGGTCTCCATCCGTTGGATTGAGAACCGAATGAACGGATATCTAAATAAGATTTTAAAAACGGAGGGTGAGGATTATGTCATCGCATCCGATACTGATTCGATCTATCTTAATATGGGACCTCTTGTTACTAAATTTCTTAGTAATAAGTCTGACGATAAAACAGCAGTTGTTTCCTTACTTGACAAGATCTGTCAAGACAAGTTGGAACCATTCATCGAACAATCTTATCAGGACCTTGCGGACTACGTTTCGGCATATGAACAAAAAATGATCATGAAGCGTGAGAATATTGCTGAGCGTGGTATCTGGACTGCGAAGAAGCGATATATTCTCAATGTATGGAACAGTGAAGGAGTTCAGTACAATGAACCCAAACTGAAAATGATGGGCATTGAGGCAGTCAAGTCTTCTACGCCAGCACCTTGTCGCAAGATGATTAAGGATGGTCTTAAACTAATGATGAATGGTACTGAGGATGAGGTGATTGATTTTATTGATCAGTGCCGTAAAGACTTTAAGAAACTTCCACCAGAAGAGATTGCATTTCCTCGTTCTGTGTCCGATGTTGTGAAGTATAGGTCTAATGCCGACATCTATATCAAAGGAACTCCCATTCATTGCCGTGGAGCACTTCTCTTTAATCACTATATCAAGGAGAAAAAACTAACCAATAAATATTCACTTATTAACAATGGGGAAAAGATTAAGTTTCTCTATCTGAAAAAACCGAATATTATTCAGGAGAATGTAATCTCCTTCATTCAAGACTTCCCAACAGAACTCGGTCTTGACAAGTATATTGATTATGACTTACAATTTGAAAAGAGTTTTGTAGAACCACTCAAATCTATCTTGGATGCGATTGGGTGGAATGTTGAAAAAACTGTAAACCTTGAACTATTTTTTGGATAATGGATTTTCTTAAAGATA